CGACAACATACTTGCCGCTCCGTATACCAAGGCAGACGCATACGGCAGGATAAAGAAAGTAATCTTTGAAGTATTGGAGGGAACATGAAAACAGACGAAGACGATGAGTTCGACCGCATTGAGCACGAGAACAAAATGAAGGGACAGCCGTACCACTTTGAAGGTGTGTATGTATCTGCATCTCAGCGCAACCAAGTGTTAGAGGAAGCGGCAAAGGCTTGTGAAGGAACATTTTATTCAGTACAAGCGGCTGAAGTTATTCGAGGAATGAAGAAATGAGAATCATCGTATATACAAAAGACAACTGCCCCAACTGCGTGACGGCAAAGCAAATACTGGAAGCCGCTAAGCTAGAGTACATAGATGTCGACATCATGCGGGGTAGCCGACTGCAAAACATGTTGGCTGAGTATCCTGATGCGCGGCAGATGCCACAGATTTTCATCAACGACCAACGAGTTGGTGGAGTTGAAGGTTTGAAGGTTGCACTTAGACAAATAGGAGTATTGGTATGAAAGTTCTCGACCCATGGGAAGAGTTAGCACAAGTTGATCGCCCAAGTATTTTCATGAAAGACCCGTACTTTCGTGCAAAGAACCCAAGCAATCAGATCAAGAAAGAAGAAGACTTAGGCTACAAACAATTTGGCACGTTCACCCGAGCCAAGGAGAGACAGCCAAACAAGCATGAAGGAGTACTAGAACATGCCAAGACCAAAGCCCCCCGCCCGCCTAAAGGCACGATACGTACGTTTGTCTGATGTGGAGTGGCAACAGTTTAAAGAGTTAGGTGGAGCCGATTGGCTTAGGAAGTATGTCAAGAAAAAAGCAAAGTACCCAACAAGATTCTACGAAGCCCTTGCCAAACAAGGCGCTGACTCAGGAGGAGCTAATGGCGTGGTGGCCGTTCACACGGCTAGACCCCAAGCGATTCCCCAAACCAGAGAAACCACAACATGAGGAGGCACCATTTTGAAAACTAAACAAGAAATTAAAGAAGAAATCATTGAGTTGTATGGGGCTACGTTAGCTTTGAACGATGCAATGAACATGCTTCATGCACAACGCATGGAGAAAAGCAAACGAATGATGGCACTGAACCACATGCTCAAAGAGATGGAGGAGGACGATGATGACTACAGGAATTGAGTATTTGAAGTTAGAGAAGAAACGCAAGGGGCGGGGGCTTGGTAAGAAACCCGCACTAGCTTGCACGAGCTTGCGACTACCGAAAGAGGTGATGGATTATTTCGACACCAACTTTCCAATGTCAAAGCAAGCCAAGATGAGAGAAGTCCTTACCGAGTACGTTAACAACCAATTAGGAGAAAAACCATGATCGAATTAGCAAACACAAAAACAACCAAAGCCGCACAAGTTCGTGCGTATGTAGCCAAGAACCCCAAGGCTAAACCCGCAGAAATTGCCAAGGCAGTTGATACAGGGCTTCAGTATGTGTACACAGTTATGTGGAACACTAAGAAGAAAGCAACCGACGCAAAGAAAGCCTTGGCTAAAAAGGCGATAAAAGGTGAGTGGAAAACTAAACGCCTGATGCAAGCCGCAGATGGTAGCCGTGATATACACCCATTCTTAGACAAGCCCATGCAGATCGAAATGTTCGAGCCAAAAGCTGACCCAGTGAATCACCCTGCGCATTACAAAGTAGGTGGTATCGAGACGATCGACTTCATTGAAGCAAAGAAGCTCAACTACAACATTGGCAATGTGGTGAAGTACTTGACTCGTGCCGACCACAAAGGCAACCGCAAGCAAGACCTTGAGAAAGCAATGTGGTACTTGAATCGTGAGATCAGTGCGCTGAAGTAAAACGACCTAACAATGTTAGGGTATATCCTAGCCGCCTACGGGCGGCTTTTTTACGTCTGTACTATTGACAAAGTCAAACACTGTGCTATATTGACTCCATAAACACAACTGGAGTATTAGATGGCAAGCACCCCCGAAGCCAAGGTCAAAGCAAAGATCAAGGCAATCCTCAAAGCCCACGACATTTACTATGCCATGCCAATCGGCACAGGCTACGGCAACAGTGGCGTCCCCGACTTTCTCTGCTGTATCAACGGCCACTTTGTAGCTATCGAAGCAAAGGCAGGCAAGGGCGTAGCAACCGCACTCCAACTCAAAGCCCTCGACCACATTCAACGTAGCGGTGGGCACCCCATGATTATCCGCGAGGACAACTACGCATACTTAGAACGTGTGATCGAAGACTGCAAGAAAGTGAGTTTGAAATGACTGAAATGTGTAGCGGAGTGCGTACGCTAATATCGCGTATGGAAACAAACCCCGAAGAGTTTTTCAGGGGGGAAATGAAATGGCAGTTTATATATGAACTAAGCTTTCGTGAAGTGCTGACCGAAGCCGAGAAAGATGCGTTACAAGAAGCATTAAAAGCTGTACGTCGCCATGAGTTTGATTCCATAGTAATGGAAGAGCTACTTAGAGACAAAGAAGACTTTAGGTATAGCGGTGGAGGCTATATGGTCGGTAGTGAAGTCATGCGCCTTGGCTCTAGTGGTAATTTGGGTATTGGTACGACTGCACCTACGTTCAAATCCACTATTCAGCTTGGTAGCCAAACGCTAAGTGAAGAAGACATTAAAAACTTCAAGGCTTCAGCGTTGTCATGGGGGGTCAAATGAAACTGATTGAAAAATTTCTAATTAAGCATTGCTCAACCGAAGTGCAGATCATGCTCGAGCGCATGAAGCAACGACCTGAAGATTTTGATTACGGCACAGGGTGGCGAGTGTTAGTTGAAAAGGTGGACGACGAGAAAACCCCATACACAGGCGTTGAGCGCAAGATGATACGCAAGTATTGGAAGGAATGTAGGCGCGTGCGTAGCCGTAAAGAGTTACTTGATCGCATCATGTCGGAGACCATCAACCCAACTACGCAAAAAGATTTAGAAGATCAACTGCGCAAACAGTACACCTCAAACTTAGCGGCATCACTTACGAACACCAAGCAAGCGCTAGTTTCAGGCATCCTCACAGGCTACAACGACCCACGAGCAATGTACGGAAACCCACACCAAGGAATACAACCATGAAACCAATTGAAAAAGAATTCAGCCAAGGCGTTAAGATTTTGCTTGAGCGCATGGAGAACAACCCCGAAGATTTTGTAGGTTCGGATGACCCTGAAAGAATGTACGAGACACCTAAGTTCCGTGTGTTTGCTGATCTTATGAGGGATGTTGTGCGTGGCGATAAGGTCAAGCACTGGGAAGACTGGTATCTGCTCACCAAAGAAGAACAGGCCGCATTGATTCAGGGCTACAAGAATATGATGCGTGCTAGGTTTGACCAAGGCATCATGAAGAGGCTACTAGAGGAGCCGGAAGACGTAGGGGTACGACTTAGAAGCAGATCACACCCAAGCAATGGCCCACTCACCATAAATCAAATCACAAACGAATCGTTACAGGTACTTAAGCGGGAGCTTGAAAAAGATATGCTTGGACACGGGCTACAACCAAAGAAGTTCATGCTTAATCCATCCCAAATAGCCGCTCTAAAGAAACTAGCCCCATGAACATATTAACAATCGACTTCGAGACGTTCTACTCACGCGAGGTTGGGTTTGCTAAGCAGACAACCGAAGAGTACATCCGTGACCCGCAGTTCCATGTCGTAGGTGTAGCAGTGCAGGTGGATGATGGTAAGCCTGAATGGTTCAGCGGTACGATGGTTGAGACTGCCGAGTACCTCAAGCAATTCGACTGGGCCAATTCACTGGCGCTAGCCCACAACGCCATATTCGATGGGGCAATTCTGAGTTGGCATTTCGACATTAAACCAAAGGGTTGGTTGGACACGCTGTCTATGGGCAGAGCCTTGCATGGTACTAACGTAGGCGGCAGTCTGAAGGTACTAGCGCAGTACTACGGCATCGGTGAGAAGGGCACTGAAGTTGACAACGCACTTGGCCTCAGACGCATCGACTTTCCCCCTGAGCAGTTAGCAAGATATGGTGAGTACTGCAAGAACGACGTAGCCCTGACATGGGAATTGTTTGGCAATATGAGCGCAGGGTTTCCACAAGTAGAGCTGCGACTAATTGACTTAACCATACGCATGTTTACAGAACCGTCTTTGGCGCTGGACTTGCAAGTACTCGGTGACCACTTGGAGTCAGTACAGGATTTAAAGGCGAACGCGCTAGGCGGGTACGACAAAGAAGACTTGATGAGCAATCAGAAGTTTGCCCAAATGCTGACAGTGCTTGGCGTTACCCCGCCGACTAAGATCAGTCTGACAACAGGCAGAGAAACGCTAGCGTTCTCAAAGACGGACGAAGAGTTCAAAGCACTGCTCGAGCATGAAGACCTACGAGTGCAATCGTTAGTAGCCGCACGCCTTGGCACGAAGTCAACCATCGAGGAGACGCGAACCGAAAGGTTTATTGGTATTGCCAAACGAGGACTTATGCCAGTTCCCTTGCGCTACTACGCCGCTCACACAGGCCGATGGGGTGGCGACGACAAATTAAATTTGCAAAACATCCCACGCAACTCACCCTTGAAGCACGCTATCTTTGCGCCTGAAGGGTACATGATGATCGACTCAGACTCATCACAAATTGAAGCCCGTACGTTAGCATGGCTTGCGGAACAGAACGACTTAGTGGAGGCATTTGATCGTGGCGAGGACGTATACAAAATCATGGCATCTGCTATCTATGGCAAGGACGTGTCAGAAATTACAAAGGACGAGAGATTCGTTGGTAAGACCACTATCCTTGGCTGTGGGTACGGCATGGGTGCGGCAAAGTTCCAAGCACAACTTAAAAACTTTAACGTGGCGATTGACTTGGAAGAAGCGAAACGGATTATCAACACCTACCGCGAGACGTATCCGAAAATTACTGAACTCTGGAAAGATGCGGGTACTGCGCTAGACGCAATACTACGTGGCTCCGCGATGAGTTTGGGCAGGGATAAAGTGTTGAAGATCGAAGGCAAGGAAGGCATCCTCCTACCAAACGGGTTGTGGCTACGCTACCCCAACTTGCGTAAGCACACTGACGCTACAACAGGCAAGACCGAACTTGTGTACGACACCAAGAAAGGCAAGGCCACCATCCCCAACCGAATCTATGGTGGTAAGGTGATCGAGAACGTATGCCAAGCGTTAGCACGCATTGTGATCGGCGAGCAGATGCTACTGATTGCTAAGAAATACAAAGTGGTGATGACTGTGCATGATGCTATTGCTTGCATAGTACCCAAAGCCGAGGTTGAAACTGCGCAAGAATACGTAGAGATGTGCATGAAGGTGCGACCCAAGTGGGCGCTTGAGTTACCACTTAACTGTGAGGCCGGACACGGCAGGACTTATGGGGCTTGTTGAAAATGGTGTCCGCATACTGTGGCGGTATTGGCACAAGCGATTCCCTGAGATTCATTACTCGTGGGAGCGATGGAGCAGTAGTGACCGCAAGGAATACTATGAAAAAAGATTCCCGCCCGAAGAGTAAAGTGTACAAGGGGCAGGGCATCCCATACGGCACACTTGCGGACGCAAGTAAAGAACTGCGCGAAACGTATTACTACTTTGGGTATAAGGAAGACTCAATGTTGCCCGAGCTACCATGCCCACCCGAAGAAGACGAGCCGTACATCGACCCTGACGAAGAGCTACGCAAGAAAGAGTTAGCCGAGCACATGCACGAGATGCTAGATGGTCTTACACCAAGGGAAGCCAAGGTGCTCAAGATGCGGTTTGGTATTGGGCTAGACAGCGACTACACCTTAGAGGAAGTTGGAGTTGCGTTTCGCGTGACGAGGGAGCGCATCAGGCAGATCGAAGCTAGAGCCATGCGCAAGATGAAGCATCCATTTCGTAGTGAGATATTGAGGCAGTTTTATGCCGACGAGTATTACAAGACAACCGAGGAAAAGAAGCGTGAGGCTGAAGCGCGACAAAAGCAATGGCGAGAAGAAGTAGAAAGCCGACAGCGAATGCACTACAGAGAAAAGACCATGCCTCCTGAGCAAAAGGAGCTATGGCGAGAACTAAAACCCGCGCTTCAAGACGCAACGTGGGTTATAAACTTGAAGGTGCACAAGCCCGAGATGTACCAAGAGCTTAAGGAATTGGTAGGCGATCTGTGGGGCATGAGTGCAAAAGACATTTGGAAGAAATACACAAAAGGGTTGGACAATATATGAAGCAGTTAGTTTGGTCATTCAGTAGCCTGAAAACATTTCAGCAGTGCCCTAAGAAGTACTACCACACCAAGGTTGCCAAGGACGTAATCGAGGGGGACACAACCGCTACGCTGTACGGCAAAGAGATGCACACTGCCGCTGAAGAGTACATCCGTGACGGCAAACCGATACCAGAAAAGCTCGCATACATTAAGTCTTCTTTAGATAGACTAAACGCCATCCCCGGGGAGAAGCATTGCGAGGTCAAACTTGGCCTGACCAAAGACTTACAACCCTGCGAGTTCTCAGCCGAGGGTGTGTGGTGGCACGGCATTGCCGACTTGGTCATCATCAACCACGAGAAAAAGCTCGCTTACTCAGTCGACTACAAGACAAGTAAAAGCGCACGCTACGCAGATATGGGTCAGCTTGATTTGATTGCCGCCGCCCTGTTTGCCAAGTACCCCGAGATCGAGCGAGTCAAGTCTGCGCTTATGTTCGTAGTCAGCAAAGAGTTTGTAAAAGCGGAACATGATGCGAAAATGAAGTCTGTGTATGTACAGAAAGTACTGCCCGATATTGAGCGACTTGAAGGTGCATTCATGAGTGGGGTATGGAACCCCAAGACCGGCCCACTATGTAAGTGGTGCTCAGTGAAACAATGTGAATACAACAAAGGATAGCTATGCCTTACGTAAACAAACCCCGCCCCTATAAAAAGGAATACCAACAGCAAGTTGAACGTGGCGAGTTGCCTGCACGAATGGAGCGTCAGCGTGCTCGCAATGAGTACGACAAAAAGCACCCCGACAAAGACAAAGACGGCACTGCTGATTCGAGAGAAGGCAAAGACATTGCCCACGTTAAGGCGCTGAGCAAGGGTGGCTCTAACAAGGACGGCACGAAGGTGCAATCCCCAACAGCTAACCGCTCGTTCAAGCGTAACTCTCAACACAAGTTGGTGACTGAGACAAGCACCAAAGAACGCAAAAAGAAATGACACCCGAAGATAAGTGGCTTCTTATTTTTGGCAGTGGGTGGGTAGATTGGGACACCATATACGAAGGCGGCTCAGACTACCTACACCTTGCCGACAGCCTACACAACAGCCAACAGTTAGAATCCGACCCCGCACGATACCAAGTTAGAGTGATAAAAAATGAACCTGTCAGAGTACGATTGGCCGAGACCCCACGGCTTCACCCCGTTCGATCATCAGAAGGCGACTGCTGAATTCTTAATCAGCAACCGCAAAAGTTTTTGCTTTAACGAGCAGGGTACGGGTAAGACTGCATCAGTGATCTGGGCAGTCGACTACCTCATGAAAATTGGATTGGTTAGCCGAGTGCTAATCGTTTGCCCACTGTCGGTGATGAAGGCCGCATGGCAAGAAGACTTATTTAAATTTGCACTGCATCGCACAGTAGCCGTAGCGCATGGTGGCAGAGAGAAACGCAAGCAGATCATCAATGGCATGGCAGAGTTTGTCATCATCAACTTCGATGGAGTTGAGATCGTCAAGAAAGAAATCATCGCGGGTGGCTTTGACCTCATCGTGATTGACGAGGCGTCTGCGTATAAAAACGCACAGACCGACAGATGGAAGACCATGCGCGACATCACCAAAGTAGTCAAAGGCTTGTGGATGTTGACTGGTACGCCAGCGGCGCAGTCGCCTGTGGATGCTTACGGATTGGCAAAGCTCGTGAACCCCAAGGGCGTGCCGCCTTTCTTTGGGCAGTTCCGTGATTCAGTCATGCACAAGATTACCGACTACCGATGGATACCCAAGCCAACGTCGGAAGCCACAGTACATAAAGCCCTGCAACCCGCCATTCGATTTGAGAAAGCCGACTGCCTTGATTTGCCTGAGCTTACATTTGTTGACAGAGAGGCTCCACTTTCACCGCAGCAGTTAAAGTACTACGCCATACTCAAGAAGCAGATGTTAATTGAGGCAGCAGGAGAAGAGATTACAGCTATCAACGCCGCAGTAAAGATCAACAAGCTGTTACAAATTTCCGGTGGCGCTGTGTACTCCGACAGCGGTGAAGTGATTGAGTTCGATGTGACCGACCGCCTCAAAGTAATTAAAGAAGTGATCGACGAGTCGAGCCACAAGGTGTTGGTGTTTGTGCCGTTCACGCACACGATCGAGTTGCTGACCAAGTATTTGGTTAAGCATGGCATTACATGCGACGTCATCAATGGTGCTGTGTCTGCTAACAGGCGTGCAGAGATCGTCAAAGAGTTTCAATCACGAGCAGAGCCAAGAGTGCTTGTCATCCAACCGCAAGCGGCATCACACGGGTTAACACTGACTGCGGCTAACACTGTTATTTGGTACGCTCCCACCTCCAGTGTTGAAACGTATCTGCAAGCAAACGCACGCATCGACAGGCCCGGCCAACGCAATCCTATGACTATCGTACACATACACGGAAGTCAAACGGAGAAGCGTTTATATGCTTTGTTGCGTAACAACGTAGCGAACCATAACAAAATAATTGATCTTTATCGACAAGAATTTTCAGACACCCCTTGACATTGTCAAAAGTGGTGTTATATTCGAGTTGTGTGACAGTGGCAGGTAACGGGTTAGCGCCGTTGCTCCTAAAACATTTCATGTCTTTGAATTCAAAACCACTGCTTTATGTGAACTGCTACTGCCACACACCTATTAGGAGAATCAGATGGAAGAAGTTAAAGAGAGAGTGCCGTTAGATACACTGACTGCGCTGTATATCAAGATACGCGACAAGCGAGCCGCAAACAAGAAAATGTTCGAAGCCGAGGACTCAGACCTCGAAGAACAAATGAAAGTGTTAGCGCAAGAAATGCTCGACGTATGCAAAGACATGAATGCCGACAGCATTCGCACCCCACATGGCACGATCATGCGTTCAATTAAGTCACGGTATTGGACAAACGATTGG